TAAAACGCGGAGAACGGGGGCAGAAGTGGCCTGGGTTTCATGACTTCCATGGCCCGCACCTTGATCTTGGTTTTCACGATCTCGGGGATGCGTTTCTTCTTTCCTCCATGTCGTTTAACACGTTAAGCGACATTTTACAGAGACAGTTCTACAAGTAGCCCGATTAGAGCTCCGAGGACCGCAGCAAGAACGTACCATTCCGCATCGCTCATTCGGCTACCTCGAAATAGACGTCGTACTGGACGTGGAAGTCGCATTTCTGCTTCCAGCCCAGTATATTTTGCATATTGTGCCCCCAGATCGCCAGATACAGCGGGGTCCCTTCTCTCAGCAGGATGAATCTTTCCGGTGGGAACATCACCGCTACGTTGGCGGCGCCAGCGAAACCGCTGTTCAAGTGTCCGAATATTCCATGCGTGGGATCCTCGAAGATCACCTGCTCCTGCTTCAAGCCCTCCGGGTTCAAGACCAGCCAAGCCTGCGCATGCATCAAGGGGAAGCTACTTATGCTACCCTGAAAGCCCACGATCTTAACATCCTCGGGGGGCCTCCAGACTTTCGCGTCTGGTTTGATGAAGGCCTCTCCCCCCTCGAGCAGCTTGTAAAATGCGAGTGTGACGGTTTCGACGCTCATTTCCTCGCCTTCTTCGGCGTCGCAGCCGGCTGCTCCTTCCATCCAGCACCTCTGATCAATGTCTTGAGCCACGTCTCAATGAGAGTAACTAAACCCGCATAGGCGATCAGTTGCGTAACCATATCCATCTCGGTAAGCGTACTGCCGGTCAATAACGCTACGATGCCGATGATTAGGCCAACGATCAGCGTCGCTGTAAATTTAGCTGGGTCAAAAGGCTCGCCAGACGTCTGGCGATTCTTGATGTAAAACGAGGCTGCGTAAACTATGGCTGCGATCAGCGCGTAGACAAGGGTCAGATAGTCCATTTTGCGCGTTCACCTCCCTAGAAATATCTCATCCGTAGGATATATAAGGCTAACCAAGTAACTATTTTATGGGCTGTGGAGAGGATTGACTGAAGAGTTCAACATCGCCTTAATCACGAAGCTGCTGTCCGCGTTTTTGGACGCGCCCACAAACGTCTACCGTGTAGCGCAAATGCCTGGCTGGAACTATCCCACAGCCCACCGCTACGCGCAATACTGCCTCAATAATGGTCTGCTCGAGTTCGACCACGAGGAGAATAACAAAGGTCTGGTCGCGAAGTTCTATCGACTGACGGAGAAGGGCCTCCAGCAGCTAAGTCTGCACAAGGAGATCCCGATGCCCGAGAAGCTGCCCCGAAAAGAAGAGAAGCCGGCACAGAAGAAACCTACAGGCATCTACCTGCGGACATAACGCAAGCCAATTTTATATATCAAGCCATTTTTATATATCAAGCCAGCTTTCGTTTCTGTTTTTTAACGTCTCAAACGCCTGTTTCTTTCGATCTAATTGGCGCAGAAGCCAGTCGCAAAGTCGTTTTCTCACGAAAAGGATCCCTGGGAGATCCTGCGAAAGAAGCCAGGCGTGACGGTAAAAGAGACTGCTAAGCGGTCTCCGGAGGCGCATAGGTATGGCTGAAAAGGTGCCTCCAAGTTACCAAGCTAGATACGCCACGCACTGGGCCTGGGAGCGACCTTTATTCGATTATTCATACCCGAGTGAGAACAAGTTCTACCGCGAGTTTAGCCGCGACTCGCTGGTCCGCAACTGCATAATCGCCAACGCCTACTATTCGACCGCAAAAGGATTCGAGACGGTCCTCGAGCTCGCGGATCCTGGCGGCAAGTCGGACGAACAGACCGCCAAGGAACTTGAGAAATATCGCAACGTTAAGGATGAGATCGACGCCCTGAACAAGGCCGTGGGTCTGGATAATGTTCTCTTCACCGCACAGGTCAAACGCGCGATTTATGGTTGTGCTGCCTTCGAGATTGTTGTGGACAACAAGGGGAAGCCTGTTAGCCTGCCACCCCTTGATTCCACCCAGCTTACGCCCGTCACGGACGAAACAAAGACAGAGTTACTCGGCTTCAGATACAAGGGGCTGGAGGGCCCAACGCCTAACGAAATCCTATACTTCACTAATTTGGAGTTGGAAACCGGCTTCACGGGCCTAAGCGACGTCGAGCCTGTCCTCGAGGTCTGCGAGACTAGACATCAAATTTTGCGGGTTGATCTGAAGGAGGCAGCGGAGAAGCTCTGGGCCCCCACCGTGATCATCAGCGTGGACGTCTCCGGCCTAAGCGATGAAGACGCGAAGAAGGCCATCGACCAAGTGATCGCGGGCATCGAGCCGGGCAAGAATATTGCGATGAGCCAGAAGGTCACCGCCACCCCTATCGAGCTCAAAAGCGATATCCCGGGCCTCATCCAGAGCCTCGAATACTGTGACTTTGAGATCATCGGCAACTTCAGGGTCCCCAAGTTTCTAATTGGCCGTGAGAAGCAGGTAAACCGTGCGACAGCCTACGCGGAGCTCGAAGCCTACCGCGATGGTAAGATCGCTGAGGTGCAGCGCTACCTCCGCCGAGAGATCGAGAGTCAGTGGTACGATCCTCAGGTTCATAGGATCCTAGGCTTGAAGACGAAGGATCCTTCGCCGGTTTTGGTTAAACACAAATGGAACCCGATTAGTGTAGCGGACTTCTACGCGCAGGCACAGGCGGTAAGTCAACTTTACGAGTCCGGTATGGGCGTCATCGACCGGAAGAAAGCGTACGATTTAATGGGTTGGGATCCGGCGGAGTTGGAGGCGCCCGAATGAGCGTACGAGAGCTGACGCCTTTATTGCGTCCGCAGAAATTAGAGCCCGCAACAGCTAAAGCCCTCGTTTCAACGCTCAAAGAATCTAAGCCGCGGGCGCTAGCAGACGGTAAACGCATCATCCGCGCGTACGGCTTCAAAGCTTTCCTAGGTGGACATTTCGTTGCAGTCACCGAGCTTAAACAGCGTTGGGAATATGGACTCGGCGACTACAGCATGGAAACCATCCAAGCGCTACGCGCTAAGTATATCGGCGATTTTGAGGAGATCCTATCTAAACTGGAAACAGCGGTCATTCCACGCGATGAGGCCAGGAACCGCGTCAAGATCCTTGCACAGATGCTCGTCTGGGCCAGCTACAATGAGGGGAAGCTGAGCACATACCGGCAGCGCAACGAAGGCAAAGTCGGCGAGTCATCTACTTTCGCTGCACAGTTCTTCGTACCGCCAGAGTTCAAATTTCATGTCGTATGGGTCACGCAGGGAGACGAGCGCGTATGCGAGCGTTGCCTAGGCAATGACGGTAAAATCTTTCCCCTCTACGGTCCACTCGTCCAGATCCCTCTGCATCCATTATGTCGATGCGAGTGGTCGTACGAGGAAGTTGCGAGGCTGAGATAATGCCATATCCAACACTTGAGAGCCTGCCAGATGCGGTAAAGAAGCTGCCGAAGCATGCTCAAGAGATCTGGCAAGCAGCCTTCAACGCTGCCTGGGAAGAATATCATGATGAAGAGAGATGTGCTAAGATCGCTTGGGCAGCTGTGAAGAAACAATATCACCAGGTTGATGATGAGTGGGTTAGAAACGCAGCCTTCAGCTTCAACTATTTTGCCTCAGTTGAGGTCTACAACCCAATCAAACATTTGGCTAAGATCCAGATAATTGATACAGCCCTCAACGCGAATAAATGGCAAGTCACCGATGCAGCCCTGGAGAAAGCTCTATCGTCGCTGATAGGTAAGCCCTTGATCGCCTACCCTGATCACTCCGGCGACATCGCGGCAGGCATCTTCGTAGATGCGCAGAAGCTAGATGGCATAGCCATCGGAACCGCGGAGATCTTGGATGAGGATTCTTGGAAGAAGATCGAGAGCGGCGAGTGGCGCTTCGTCAGCCCCAAGGTCACGGCCTACGATGTCTCCCAGGTCAATGGCATGGATATTTTGAACGATTTTGAGTTTGAGCACGTGGCGTTTGTGCCTCGGGGCGCGTATCCAAGCGCCCAAGTATTATCGACTTACGCGGGTCAGGAAAGCAGCTTGAGATCGTTCTCGGCTGCCCTAACCGAAGAGTTAGAGAAAATTAAGAAAGGAGAAGATTGGAAGATGAGCGAAAATGCTCATGACAAGGAATTAGCTGAAGCCAAAGCGACTATAGAGAAGCTGGAAGCGGCGAATAAGAATCTGCGCGAACTGCTTGAGCAGAAGACAAAAACGCCTTACGAAGCTGAAATCACAGAGTTGAAAGGCCAACTCGAAAAACGAGACGCTGACGTCAAGAAGCTACAGGAGAGCCTAGGCAGGTTCGAGGCCGAACGCCACTCGGCTAAGGTCCAGAACCTGTTGAATTTGAGGGCTAACTTGGGCTTCGTGCCGACAAACGAAGATCTCACGAGGTTTCAAGCGATGACAGACGATATCCTCGACCAATTGATCGAGGACACGAAGGATCTCGTTGACCGCGGATCCTACCAGGCAACACCGAAAGCCAAGTACTTGGGCGGCCACAGCCTCGACGCGGTGGAGCGCGAGAGGCTTAGAATATGTGGCTACTCCCGAGACGCCGAAGGCAAAATCGTAGGAGGTAACTAAGATGGCAGCAGGAGACATATTGAAAGAAGCAGGCCTGATCATCGAGGAGTTCACGGTCAAGGCGGACGAGGACATCGAGAAAGGCGAGGTCGTCTACAACGACGGCAACGGAATCTTAGCAGCTCCGAATACCGTGACAGGGCCTTTCTATGTGGCGTTGAAGGACCACGACTACAGCGCGGAGACCACGCATAAAGTCAGATGCGTAGTCTCAGGCTGCGTCGAAGTCCAGAAGGTCGCTGCAAGCGGCGGAGGAAAGAAAGGTCAAGGCGTTATGATCTCCGCAACCGCGGGAGAAGTGACGCTTTTCGTGAATCCTGACGCCCCCGCAGCCTACGCTGAAGCAGACGTACAGACCGCCCTGAACAGAACGCTACAGCGCCTAGGAACGTTGCTCGCAGACGCTGCAGACGCCGACACAACCGCCAAAATATGGCTGAACCAAGGAAGATGATCTGAATGAACGAATACTGTGGAGTTTGGAAGGATCCTGTATCTGGGAGAATCTTCAAGTCGCCCCAGATGGGCGTCTTCGAAGCTCAGATGATCCTACCCGAAGACATCACCGCGATTCAGGCGCAGGTGGTCCTGGAAGAAGTGTTAGGGCTCGCGAGACAGACCCGGACTTAGCATAAGGCGAGAAGGCTAATCAAAGGACCGGTCGCACCGGCCCGAGTCTCGGGTCCTCGCACGCGTGCGCGAAACCCCTATACTCCTTGCGGAACATCTGTCGCGTGGTGAGCATGCCGAAGCTCGTCGCAAGCGTCGATGTAGCCACGAAGCTCACCGGAGTCGAAAAAGTACCGGCGTTGGTTGAGGCTGAAATATCAGCCGAAGCCTATACGCGTACCAATTTTGACCTCTGGAAGAACGTGGCCCACGTCGTCGTTAGCGACGAAGCCGCGAAGAAGGCAGCGCACGACATCGTCAACCTGCAGATAGCTGACGCAGCGAAAGAGATCGCGCGAATGGAGAACAGCCAGATAAAGACCGTAGCAGAAACAGCCACAGCCGTAGCTGGCGCGGACTGGGGCACACAAACGAACAATCCTTTCGACGACATCGGCGGAGTTATGGACGCGATCGAGGGCAACGGTTTCCCCGTTGACTTCATCGCCGCGGATCCGCTGGTTTGGATGGACTTCTTTAGCAATGCCTTCACAAGAGGCACAGCTGCGGGTGTCCAGATACCCGTGGGCAAGACCTTCGCGATTCCTGGACTGCCGGGCGTCACCGGCATCAGCGACACCATCCTGACCAACACCATCGCCATCGTTGGATCCTTAGCAGCCCCTGCCATAATCCTGGGACAGGGACCGACCGAAGCAGCCCGTTACAGAGATGAGAAAGCGGGCTACGACGCCTTCTTGATACGCCAATGGCTTCAGCCCATCCTTGTGCAGACAGGAGCAATACGCAAACTCACCGGCGTACACGCATAAGCCCTGAGCCTTAAGGCGGTGAAGGATCCCCCGGCTTTTTTCGGGTCAGTATCATACTAAAAGTATCATACCAAAAGGAGATGAGAAGAATGGTTGCAATCAAGTACGTAGGCCCGGGCCGATACGGCACACAGAACCCTGGACGAATCTGGGCATCAGACGAGGTCATGGATGTTTCCCCGGAAGCAGCAACGGAGCTACTCAAGGACCCGTACTTTGTTAAGGTAGCCAAACCAGCACCGTCCACGGTGATCAGCCCCGGCATCTTGGGAGAAATAAAGCCCTCAAAGAAGCGAAAGAAGGTCGCTTAACGACAGTTAAACGACATAGGAGGTGCCGAAGATAGCCGAAAAACCAGATCCCAATTCAGAGGGCCGGATTCGCGTTGGAGGCCATTTGCCGCGTGAAGTGTACGCAAAGTACAAGCAAGTTCTAGAGCTTGAACGGAAGAAAGCTAAAGACGCACTCAAACCTGAACCCAGCGAGAGCAGCATAGTCGCCATGCTCGTTGCGCGTGGAATAATCAGTTATTTTGCCGACCTAGAGGTCTGACACATTCCGCTCGTTTCGCGCGGAACGTTGGCTCGGCTTAAATCAAACCTTCCCCCCTGTTTTTTCGATTCGATTGGCCTATACGACCGAGGATAACGTTCTCTACCGAGCCAAGCTCGCTAAAAGCGATGTGCACGGCACGGATGCGACAGCGACAGCCATCATAGCAGCCTGCATCGCGGACGCCGAGGCCGAGATCAACGCTTTAACCAGGCATCCGGATGGCTGGGGCTCAGGCGAGGCCTATTACGCTTCTATCCAGGCAGCAGCCACGGATCTAGCAGCCAGCTATCTCTTCCAGCAGGACATAGCCGCTAGAGCCGTTGGTCGAGGCAGCGAGGAAGTTTTGATCGATCGTGCCACGCAGCTGCACAACCGCGCTATGGCATTATTGGCGCAGATCCCAGGCGCTAAGAAGCTGTTTTTCGCAGTCACGGAGGACGAGGATGAATGAGCGTCAGGATAAGTGTGGATCTATCCGGTTTTGAGGCTGTATGGAAGGAGAAGACGGAGGGCGTCAGAACAGCGATTCAGAGGGCTCTCGAGGAAGCAGGTTATGCGGTGAAACGCGAGATGGAGGGGCTTAGCCCAGTCCGGACGGGAGCTCTCAAAGGATCCATCACAGTCATCCTAGGCGAGGGGAACGCGTGGATCGGGCCGACGGTTCCTTATGCCGGTTTTGTCGAGTTTGGAACGCGGCCGAGTCCGGGAAGATATGTGCCGGCCATAGGTAAGAGGCTTGTAAATCCTGCTCTGCCCCATTTCGGCATGCACCCAGGCATTAGAGCCACGCATTTTGTCGAAAGAACCGCGTTGGCTGCTGAACCTCAAGTGGCCGAAGTTTTCAACAGGATTCTAGGGGAGGTCTTGGAGTAATGAGTCTGGAGGAGACGCATGACGCGATCCTGGACGCGATCAAAACCAAGATTGAAGAACTCACCGCGATCAAGAGCACAACGATCGGAGAACTGTCCACTCTTTCGGCGGACAAGTATCCTGCATGCTACATCATTCCTGGCCGAGACGAGATTGAGGACCACACGGTTGCGAGGATTCTACACAAGTTCCGGACGAAAATCGTAATAATCGTGAGATCCTCGAGCACGGAGCCTCTCGCGGGCTTGGACACGCTGATTGCGCTTAGCGGTGACGTGTACGACAAGATTCTAGAGGATCGGACGCTAGGGGGCGCCTGTGAGATCCTCTATATGGTCAGTCGAGATTTCGATTATAGTCTCGGCAAGGACTTCAACCTCTTCTGGACAATAATCACGATCGAGCCTTGGAAGGCGGTCTAAATGAAAATCGTATACGTAAGGCAAGATTCGGGCGTCTCGATCGACGGCGTCGGCTTTTTTGAGCCCAATAAACCCGTCGAGGTGCCCGACCAAGTAGGCGAGGCTCTGATCAAATCAGGCCTCTTTCAAGAGCATAAACAAAAACGGAGGTAAAAATAGGAAATGGCAAGGTATCTGGGCATCGCGAAAGAGACGACATACGGAACACCAGTCACGCCAACAAAGTTCATCGACATCGTCAAAGAATCCTTGGGCGCAGACCAAGAGATCATCCTGGACGAAACGGTTCGAGGCCGAGACTACTATAAGCAGAGCGCTGGTCCCGTCAAGGTCGGCGGAGGCTTCGACTTCTTCGTTGCTCCGGAAAACGGCATAGGCCAACTCCTTTACTATTGCTTGGGGGAGGTCTCATCGGCGCAGCAAGGAGGCACATCAGCCTATTTGCACACGATCACGCCGGCCGACGATCCTCCCAGCTTCACGGTCGAGAAGGGGCTGGACGCAATCACCGGACTACAGTATCCAGGCTGCAAGGTCGCGAGTTTGACGCTGAAGACGGCGAGGAAAGCGAAGCTCAGCTGCTCGGTCGATCTAACCGGTAAAACCGAGAAAGTTGTAAGCCTCAGCACACCTAGCTGGAGCAACCTGCCCGACTTCACGTTTGCGCAGGGAACCTTCAAAATCAACACGGTGACCTGCGGAGATGTCATCGGTATCGAGGCCAAGATCAGCAACGCGCTCCAAGAGGACGAATACAGGCCAGGATCTCGTGTCATCAGCAAACTGCCGGTTGGAGC